GAGGCGGGGGGGGATCGGGCTGGCGGGGGCGATCTCCCCGGCGGGAGCCCTGCTCAGGCAGGCAGCCCGGGCATTGGCCGGGGCCATCGGGCCGGCGGGGGCGCTGGCGAGGCGGGCGGGGATCGGGCTGGCGGGGGCGATCTCCCCGGCGGGAGCCCTGCTCAGGCGGGCGGCCCGGGCATTGGCCGGGGCCATCGGGCCGGCAGGGGCGCTGGCGAGGCGGGCGAGGATCGGGCTGGCGGGGGCGATCTCCCCGGCAGGAGCCCTGCTCCGGCAGGCGGCCCGGGCACTGGCAGGGGCCATTGGGCCGGCGGGGGCGCTGGCGAGGTGGGCGGGGATCGGGCTGGCGGGGGCGATCTCCCCGGCAGGAGCCCTGCTCCGGCAGGCGGCCCGGGCACTGGCAGGGGCCATTGGGCCGGCGGGGGCGCTGGCGAGGCGGGCAGGGATCGGGCTGGCGGGGGCAATCTCCCCGGCGGGAGCCCTGCTCCGGCAGGCGGCCCGGGCATTGGCCGGGGCCATTGGGCCGGCGGGGGCGCTGGTGAGGCGGGCCTCCCATATCCTGCGGGGAGCGCTCAATCTCATCGGCGGGTTGCTCTGGATCCACAGGCTGCGCCCCCTGCGCTATTTCCGGGCCGAGATCGCCATTGCGCCAGGGCCGGGCATTGAGATCGCGATCTCCCCCGCGGAGCGGGCGGAGATCGCCATCCAGAGCATTCAGGAGATCGGCCTATGGGCCTGAGCGATCTGGTAGCTGGGAGCTATGGCTCCCAAATCATCATTGAGCTGCGCGAGGATGGGAGAGCTGTGGATGTAAGCAGCTTCTCATCCTACTCCGTGTACCTGCGCTCCCCAGCAGGGGCGACAATCCAAAAAACGGCGCAGCTCTACACAGATGGCACGGATGGGCGGATCACATTCCAGATCGCCCATGGGGATCTCAATGAGACAGGGACCTGGTGGCTTCAAGCCGAGGTCGCCGATGCGACCAGGCGCATCCGCTCCCGGCCCATCCAATTCTATGTCCAGGAGGCGATCTGATGCCTAGGCGGGCTCCTCATCCCTGCGCGAATCCCGGATGCCCCGGGCTGGCCGAGGCCGGCCACCGATTCTGCCCCGAGCATCGGCGGGAGGAGCAGCGGCGCTATGATCGGGAGCGGGGGAGCGCCGCCCGGCGGGGCTATGGGGCGCGATGGCGCCGGCTGCGCCTGATGATCCTGGCCCGCCATCCGCTTTGCGCCGACCCCTATGGGATCCACGCAGAGCGGGGAGAGATCGTGGCCGCGACGGAGATTGATCACATCATCCCGCGCTCGGCGGGAGGCACAGATGACCCGGCCAATCTCCAGCCCCTCTGCCGGCAATGCCACAGCCGGAAGACAGCCCGGGAGGATGGCCGCTGGGGAGGGGGGAGGAAATCTCTGGGGCCTCGCGAGAGGGACCGGTGCGGCGGCCTCGCGCACGCGGCCGCGAAATCGGCGACCGGGGGGGATGCGGAGCAATGAAGGGACGGAAGCCCAAGCCCGCCGCGCTACGGCGGGCCCAGGGGAACCCGGGGAAGCGGCCTATCCCGGAGGAGCCGCAGCTCCGGCGGCCCGCACGGGCCCCCTACGCCCCCCGCTGGCTCAGCGAGGAGGCCAAAGCGGAGTGGCGTCGGATCGCCCCCCTGCTGCTGGAGGCCGGCCTCCTCACAGAGGCCGACTACACGGCCCTGGCTCTCTACTGCCAAGCCTACGCCCGCTGGCGGAAGGCGGAGGAGAAATTGGCAGAGCAGGGGGAGATCCTGGAGAGTGCCCGGGGGGGCCTCTACCAAAACCCCTGGCTGGCCGTGGCGAATCGGGCCTGGGATCAGATCAGGAAATCCCTGGCCGAATTTGGCATGACACCCTCATCGAGGCTCCGGGTGGCCGTGGCCCGGGAGCCGGAGAAATCGCTGGCCGAGCTCCTATTTGAGGGCGTGGCTGAGCGGGAGAGATGAGCCACATCAGGATCCCGGATGAGGGCGAGAGCTGCCCGGGCTACTACTTCGACGCCCAGGAGGCGGAGAAGGCCACCAGATTCTTCGAGCGGCTCCTGCACCACTCGAAGGGAGAATGGGCTGGGACGCCCTTCTTGCTAGAGCCCTGGCAGCGGCGCATCATCCGAGCCCTATTCGGATGGCGACGACGGGACGATGGGACCCGGCGCTATCGGCGGGCCTACATCGAGATCCCCCGCAAAAACGGCAAGAGCACGTTGGCGGCGGGGATTGCGCTTTATCTGCTCTTTGCCGATGGGGAGCCAGGAGCGGAGATCTACTCGGCGGCAGCAGACCGCGACCAGGCGGCGATTGTGTTCGGCGAGGCCCAGCGGATGGTCGAGGCCTCGCCGGCCCTGGATCGGATGGCGGAGATCTACAAGCGGGCTATCTATGTGCCGTCAACGCACTCCGTGTACCGCGTGCTCTCCGCCGACGCCTACACGAAGCACGGCCTCAATGCACACGGAGTCATCTTTGATGAGCTGCACGCCCAGCCGACCAGGGAGCTGTGGGATACCCTGACGACGGCCGTGGGATCGCGGCGGCAGCCGCTGATCATCGCACTGACGACGGCGGGCTGGGACCACAACAGCATCTGCTGGGAGGAGCACGAATACGCCCGCCAGGTGGCCGAGGGGATCATCGAGGATGATGCCCTCCTGCCCATCATCTACGCCGCCGACCCGGACGACGACTGGCGGAGCGAGGCTACCTGGGCAAAGGCAAATCCCAATCTGGGCATCTCCGTGAAGCTGGACTACCTGCGGCAGGAGGCGCGGCGGGCGGAGCTCTCGCCGGCCTACCTCAACACATTCCTACGGCTCCATCTGAACATCTGGACCCAGCAGGAATCTCGCTGGATTCCGATGGACGCCTGGGACGCCTGCGCCGAGCCGCCGATCAATCCCCGGATGCTGGAGGGGCAGATCTGCTACGGAGGCCTCGACCTGGCGAGCACCTCCGACATTGCGGCATTGGTGCTCGATTTCCCGCCGGAGGATGGGGAGGAGGGAGGCCGGCACATCTGGTTGCCTTTTTTCTGGATCCCGGAGGAGAATCTGATGGAGCGGGCACGCCGGGACCGCGTGCCCTACGACCTCTGGCTGCGGCAGGGGCTGCTGAGGGCCACCCCCGGCAACGCGATTGATTACGAGGCGATCATCCGCGACATCGAGGAGCTGGCCGAGCGCTACCGGATTGCCGAGATCGCCTTCGATCGCTGGGGGGCATTCCAGATCAGCAATCGGCTCCAGGCGATGGGGCTGACGATGATCGCCTTCGGGCAGGGCTACCGCTCGATGAGCCCGCCGGCGAAGGAGCTGCTCCGGCTGATCCTCGATGGCCGGCTGGCCCACGGAGGCCATCCTATCCTGCGCTGGATGGCCGACAATGTGGTCGTCGTCCAGGACGCGGCCGGCAACATCAAGCCCGATAAGAGAAAGAGCAGGGAGCGGATCGACGGGATCGTGGCCGGGATCATGGCGCTGGATCGGGCGATGAGGCACGGGGGCCGGCAGCCCTCTGTCTATGAGCGGCGAGGACTGCGGACGCTATGAGCCGGCCCGATGGATTTGATGCGATGGCCGCCATCGGCCTGATCCTGATCGGGATCGGGCTCTGGATGATCTGGCCGCCGGCGGCCCTAATCGGGATCGGAGCGGCGCTGCTGGGGATCGGGCTGGCAGGGGCCAGGGCCCGGGCGGATCGGAGGATGAGTCGCTGATGGGATGGCTGGAGAGCATTTTCCGGGAGAGCCGCTTCCATCCATCCCAGGATCCACCGGAATGGTGGATCCGGTGGACGGGGGCGGAGGTGGCCTCGGGGATCACGGTGACCCCCGAGCTCTCGATCCAATGCATCGCCGTTTTCGCCTGCGTGAGGATCCTGTCGGAGAGCGTGGCCTCCCTGCCCCTCCATCTCTATCGGCGCCGGCCGGATCGGGGGAAGGAGAGAGCAGCCGATCACTGGCTGTATCCGATCCTACACGATCTCCCCAATCCCGAAATGACCAGCTTCGAGCTGCGGGAGATCCTGATGGGCCACCTGGCCCTCTGGGGGAATGCATTCGCGGAGATCGAGTACGATGGGGCGGGGCGGGTCCGGTCGCTCTGGCCGCTACGCCCGGACCGGATGCGTGTTCGGCGGCAGAACGGCGAGCTCTACTACCACTACACGCTCCCCAATGGGGGGCCGGAGGTGGTTCTACCCAGGTCTAGGATCTGGCACCTACGCGGATTCGGGTACGATGGGGTGGTCGGCTACTCGCCCATCGCGCTGGCCCGCCAGGCCGTGGGGCTGGCGCTGGCGACGGAGGAATTCGGCGCCAGATTTTTCGGGAATGGGGCGAGGCCGGGGATCGTGCTGGAGCATCCCGGCGTGCTCTCCGATGAGGCCCATCGGCGGCTCCGCGAATCGTGGGAGGAGCGGCATCAGGGGCTGAGCCGCGCCCATCGGGTGGCGATCCTCGAGGAGGGGATGAAAGTCCACGAAGTCGGGATCCCGCCCGAGGATGCTCAGTTTTTGGAGACGCGGCGGTTCCAGGTGACCGAGATTGCCCGCCTCTACCGGATTCCTCCCCATATGCTGGCGGATCTGGAGCGAGCAACCTTTAGCAACATCGAGCACCAGTCGCTGGAGTTCGTGATACACACGCTCCGGCCCTGGTTGGTGCGATGGGAGCAGGCGATCTATCGGGATCTGATCCCCCCCCAGGAGCGGGGGAGCCTATTCGCGGAATTTCTGGTGGACGGCCTGCTGCGCGGCGACATCGAGAGCCGCTACCGGGCCTATGCCGTCGGCCGGCAGAATGGCTGGCTGTCGGCCAACGACATCCGAGAGCTAGAGAACATGAACCCGATCCCGGAGGGCGGCGACATCTACCTGGTGCCGCTCAACATGGTGCCGGCCGCTTCCCTCCAGGCTCCTACTCCCCCCCAGGGGGGGCAGGCGGAGGCGGGGCAGCGGGCGCTCCCACCGGCGGCGATGCGGGCCGCCGAGGAGGATGAGGAGCAGGAGCGGGCCAGGCGAATCGCAGAAGCCCGCTGGAGGCTGGCAGAGGCCTGGCGGCCTCTGCTGGCCGATGCGGCCGGGCGCATCCTGCGGCGGGAGATGGATGCGATCCGGGGGGCCGCCCGCCGATTCCTGGGCCGGCGGGCGCTGGCCGATTTCGATGGCTGGCTGGCTCGATTCTATGAGGAGGAGATGCCGGGGATCATCGAGCGGGCGATCTCGGCTCCCCTGCGCTCCTATGGGGAGCTGGTGGCCGCCGAGGCCGCCGATGAGATCGCCTACAGCTACGGCGAGGGCGATGATGAGGCCCTGGATGATCTCCTAGGCGACTACCGGCGGGCCCTGGGGGATCGCTGGATCGGCTCCAGCCGGGGGCAGATCCGCAGCGTCGTGGGGCGGGCGGCCGAGGCGGGCGGGGATCCGCTGGAGGCGCTGGAGGGGCGGCTGGGCGAATGGGAGGAGCGGCGGCCGGGCAAATTCGGCCGCCGGGAGGCGATCCAGATTGGGAATGCGGTGGCTTGGTGGCTCTATCGGCGGGCGGGGCGGCTGAGGCTCCGCTGGGTAGCCCGGGGCAGCTCCTGCCCCTATTGCTCCCGGCTGGATGGGCGGATCGTGGGGATCCAGGAGGCGTTTCTCTCCCCCCTGATCCCATTCCATCCCGAGGGGGCCGATCGGCCGCTGACGCCCCGCATCCCGATCAGGCATCCGCCGGCCCACGATGGATGCGATTGCATGGTGGTGGCCGGATGATCCACGATGATGCGCTGCTGGAGGAGCGGAATCTGATCGCCCAGGCGCTGGCCAGGATGGCCCAGCGGGCGGGCTATCGGGTCGGGGTGCGGCCCGCGCCCGATGAGGATGGATGGAGGCTGCTGGTCGTGGATCTGCCCGGCGGGCGGATTGCCTGGCGGATTCCTATCGGGGAGCTGGGCGATCTGTGGCCGCGCTACCCCGAGGAGATTGAGGATGCCCCCCGGCCGGAGGAGCGCCGGGATCGGCTGGCCCGATTCATCCGGGGGGATTTCGGGATGCGCTGCTGGATCTGCGGCGAGCCATTTGAGCCGCCCAGGGAGCAGATCGAGAGATGGCTGCGCAGCGGGCGGGGCTACGATCCCACGGATTGGGAATGCGAGCGATGCGGATGGCTGAGCGATCCGGCCATCCTGGAGGAGCGATAGAGGAGGCGCATCATGCCGCCAATCCCACCCCACAGCACGGAGACCAGCACGCGGCCCTGGGACGGGCCGGCCAATGAGGCGCGGCTCCGCTCCGGGGAGGATGAGGACTACTACCGCCGGGCCTACGCCTGGCAGGACCCCGACGGCGACCCGACGACAAAGGCAGCCTACCGATTCATCCATCATTTCGTGGGCGGAGATGGGGAGCCGGGGGCGGCCTCGACGCGGGCCTGCATCGCCGGGATCGCCATTCTGAATGGCGCCCGGGGGGGAACGACGATCCCCCAGGCGGACCGGCGGGGCGTGTGGCGCCACCTGGCGCGCCACCTGGAGGACGCCGACCTGGAGCCGCCGGCGCTGCGGGCGCTGGCCGCCGCCCTGGCAGGCATCGAGATGCGCTCCTATCCCCTCCAGGGGCTGGAGATCCGCCAGGCCGCCGAGGGCGATGATGAGATGCCGATCATCGAGGGCTATGCCGCCGTATTCGGCCAGCTCTCGGAGCCTCTGCTGGGATTCCGGGAGCGCGTGCAGCGGGGCGCATTCACGAAGACGATCCAGGAGGGCGACATCCGCGCCCTCTGGAACCACAACAGCGACTATGTGCTCGGCCGGACGCGCAACGGCACACTCCGGCTCTGGGAGGATGAGCGGGGGCTGCGCGTGGAGATTCACCCCCCCAGGGCCTCCTGGGCGGCCGATTTCCTGGAGAGCATCCGGCGGGGCGACGTGGATCAGATGTCGTTCTCGTTCGCGGCGATCCGGGATTCGTGGGATACGGAGGAGGGGGAGATCGTGCGCACGCTGCGGGAGGTGCGCTTGTTCGATGTCTCGCCGGTCGCCTACCCCGCCTATCCCGCTACATCCGTGGGGGTCCGCGCGGCGATGGCCGCGCTGGGCACCGATCTGGCCGGCATCGCCTGGGCGCTGAGGCGGGCCCAGGCGGGGGATGCGACGGCGGCCGATCGGGCACTCATTAGGAGCATCGTGGACGGCCTCGCCGGCCTCCTGGGCGCGCCGGGGGGGAGCCCCCACCCGCCGGAGGCAGAGGGCGAGGATGCAGATTGGCAATGGCGGCTGGATCTGCGGCGGAAGCGGCTGGATCTGGCAGAGCGATTGTAAGCGATTGCAGGAGGATTGATGATGAATGCGAGGGAATTACGCGAGAAACGGGCCGGATTGATCCATCAGGCCCGGAAGATTCTGGATCAGGCGGGGCAGGAGCAGCGGCCGCTCTCGGCCGAGGAGGAGCAGCGCTGGGATCGGCTGATGGAGGAGGCGGATCGGCTGCTCCAGCAGGCGGAGCGGCTGGAGCGGCAGGAGGCGGCGGAGCGCTCCTTGGATGAGATCCCCCAGCAGGGCATCCGGCCGGAGCCGGATGGCAATCCTGGGGAGCGGGCGGAGGATCCCCAGGCCGCGGCCGCATTCCGGCGCTATCTGATCGGCGGGATGGCAGCCCTCTCCCCCGATGAGCGCCGGGCGCTGCAGGCGGATGTGGATGTCTCCGGCGGCTATCTCGTCGCTCCGATGGAATTCGTCAATGCGCTGATCAAAGCCGTAGACGACGCCGTGTACCTGCGGCAATGGGCGACCATCCATCGGCTGCGCTCGGCAGCCAGCCTGGGCGTGCCCAGCCTGGACACGGATCCGTCGGATGCCGACTGGACGACGGAGCTGGCGACGGGATCCGAGGACTCCTCGATGGCCTTCGGGCGGCGGGAGCTCTCCCCGTACCCGCTGGCCAAGCGGATCAAGGTCTCCCGGAAACTGCTCCGACTCTCGGCCGACGCCGAGGCGATCGTGCGCGACCGGCTGGCCTACAAATTCGCGATCACCTGGGAGAAAGCGCTGCTGCTCGGCACCGGGACCAACCAACCGCTGGGGGTGTTCGTGGCCTCGAGCCACGGCATTTCCACCAGCAGGGATGTATCCGACGGGAACACGCAGACGGCCATCCAGGCCGACGGGCTGATCAATGCCAAGTACACCCTGAAACAGCAGTACTGGCGCAACGCCCGCTGGCTCTTCCACCGGGATGCCGTGAAGCAAATCGCGAAGCTGAAGGACTCCAACGGCCAATACATCTGGCGGGAGGGGATGCGGGCCGGCGAGCCGGACACGCTGCTGGGATTCCCGGTCTACATGTCCGAGTTCGCGCCCAATACGTTCACGGCCGGGCAGTATGTCGGGATCCTCGGGGATTTCTCATTCGTGTGGATCGCCGAGGGGATGGCCTTCGAGATCCAGCGGCTCGATGAGCTCTATGCCGAGTCCAATCAGATCGGATTCATCGGCCGGATGGAGGGCGACGGAATGCCTGTGCTGGAGGAGGCGTTCGTCCGGGTTCAGCTGGCCAGCTAGAAGGAGACAGAGCGATGGACCTCTACAACAATCTGAACATCGCCACCTCGCTGACGATGGCGACGCGCACGGCGGATGCCAACGGGGCGAGCGTGGACCTGCAGGGCTACCACGGTGCGCTGATCGTGGTCGCGACGGGGGCCATCACCGACGGCACCCACACCATCGAGATCCAGGAGAGCGACGATGGGAGCTCCTGGAGCGCCGTGGCCGATGCCGATCTCCAGGGCTCCGAGCCGGCGATCGGCCCGACGAACGACGATACCGTGTACAAGATCGGCTACCGGGGCACCAAACGCTACCTCCGGGTCGCGGTCACCGTCGCCGGCGCGACCAGCGGCGGCGACTACGGGGCCTGGATCCTGCGCCATTCGCCGCGCAAGGCGCCCGTGAGCTGATGCGGATCCGAATGCTGACGACGGCGGCCTGGCCGGGCGGCACGCTGCTCCCCGGCCAGGAGATCGCCGTGGATGATGATCTGGCCCGGGCGCTGATCGAGGGCGGCTACGCGGAGCCGGTGGGGGGAGCGGAGGCGCCCGCCCCCCCCACCCCAGAGACGGCGACGGCAGAGCCGCCGGAGGCAGCGGTGGCCCGGGCGCCGAGGCGCCGGCGTCGCCGGGCGAAGCGCAAGGGGGATGAGGCCGGGGGATGATGATCCCGGCCGAGGGAGCCGATGAACCTGACGCTAATCACGCCGCCGGCCCGAGAGCCGATCACGCTGGAGGAAGCCCGCAATCACCTCCGCGTGGACCTGGACGACGACGACCCCTACATCCAGGGGCTGATCCAGGCCGCGCGGGAGATGGCGGAGGCCTTCACGTGGCGGGCGCTCATCACCCAGACCTGGGAGCTGGCCCTGGATGCCTGGCCCGAGGGAGATACGATCGAGCTCCCCCGGCCTCCCCTCCAGTCGGTGGATTCGATCATCTACACGGACTCGGATGGGAACGCCAACACGATGCCAGCCTCGGACTACATCGTGGACACCCGGAGCGTTCCCGGCCGGATCGTGTTGGCGCCGGGGGCATCCTGGCCCTCGGAGAGCCTCCGGCCGGCCTCGGCGATCGTGGTCCGGTTTGTGGCCGGCTACGGGAAGGAGCCCCGGGATGTGCCTCGCGCCATCCGCCACGCGATGCTCCTGCTCATCGGCCACTGGTACGAGCAGCGGGAGCAGGTGATCGTGGGTGCGATCCCCCGGGAGATCCCCGTGGGATTCCGGGCCCTCCTGTGGCCCTATCGCGCGCTGAGCTGGCTATGAGGGCAGGGGAGCTCCGCCATCGGGTAGTCATCCAGCAGAAGGTGGCCTCTCGCAATTCCTACGGCGAGGAGGTGATCGCCTGGGAGGAGGTGGCCACCGTCTGGGCCGCCGTCGAGCCATTGGAGCATCTGGCGGCCGGCCGGGAATTCATCGAGGCGGAGCGGATGGGGGCGGCACTGACGACGCGCATCCGAATGCGCTATCGGCCCGGGATCTCGCCGGCGATGCGGGCCGTGTGGGGCCCGCACACCTACGACATCAAATCGGTGGTCGAGCGGGGGGGGAGGCGGCGGGAGCTCTGGCTTCTCTGCCGGGAGCTGGTGGTCTAGGGGGGTGTTCGCGCGCGAACATCCCCCCGGGCCACCACCCTACCACCCTTCTCCTTCCTCCTTTCTGCAGATGGGGCCGGCGGGGGTGCCCCCGCCGGCCCCGGGGAGGGACGGATGCGGATTGCCCTCGAGATCGAGGGGGGTGAGGATCTGGCCCGGCGGCTGCGGGGGATGGGCGACGCGGCCGAGGCGATCCTGGAGGCCGCCGCCCTGGCCGGAGCGGCCCTCATCGCCCGGGCCGCCAACGAGCGGGCCCCGGCCCCGCTGATCCAGGCGGAGGTGGCCGAGCGGGGGCGGGGGCGGGTCTCGGTGGCCATCGGGCCGCCGGAGGATCGCTGGTATTGGCGCTTCCTGGAGACGGGGGCCCAGCCCCATCGCATCCGGGGGCGGCCGCTGCTGGTCTGGGAGGGGCCGGCCGGCCCCGTCTTCGCCCGGCGCGTGGCCCATCCGGGGATGGCGGCCAAGCCCTTCCTGCGGCCAGCATTCGATGAGGAGCGGGAGCGGGCGCGGGATGCCGTGGCCGAGCGGCTTCGGGGGGCGCTGCGATGAGGCTGGAGGAGGCGCTCTACGCTCATCTGAGCGGCGATGCCGATGTCGCCGCCCTGGTCGGCGATAGGATCTATCCCCTCCTGGTGCCTCAGGATGCCGATCTGCCGGCCCTGGCCTATCAGCGGATCAGCGGCGTGCCCATCTACGCCCACGACGGCCCGCCCGGGCTGGCCCGGGCTCGAGTCCAAATCACCTGCCTGGGCCGCTCCTACAGCGAGGCCAAGGACCTTGCGGCCCGGGTACGGGCCGCCCTGAGCGGCTACCGGGGCACGATGGGGGGCGCGGGGGGGGTCGAGGTGGGCGCCGCCTTCATCGAGAATCATCGGGATGAGCTGGCCGAAGCGTTCGGGCCGGCGCCGGTGGCCCGGCTCGATTGCCTGATCTGGTACCAGGAGGCGTGATGGAGGGGAACTTCTACCGCTCGGAGTGGAAGGGGCTTGCGATGTGGCAGTGCATCCGCTGCCCCTGGAACATCGTCGAGGATCGGGCGGCCATCGAGGCCCACATCCGACAGGTCCACGGCGAGGAGCCCCACGAAGGCCCCTCGCCGGCGGCGCTGCTGGCGGAGGGCCGGGATGAGGAGGCGATGGCCATCATCGAGGGGGCGGCCCAGGCGCCGCCCGATGAGCAAGGAGGATAGCGATGGGAATCTCAGCCTTTGGGACGCTGTTGCAGATCGGGGATGGGGGGAGCCCGGAATCGTTCACGACGATCGCGGAGGTGTCCAGCATCAGTGGCCCTTCCCTCTCCCTGGACGCCGTGGAGATCACTCATCACAGCTCGACGGATGGATGGCGGGAGTTCGTGGGGGGGCTGCTGGATGGCGGGGAGGTGAGTTTCGACATCAACTTCCTACCCACCGACGCAACCCACAATGCCTCGACCGGCCTGCTGGCCGACATGATGAACCGGACCCGGCGTAACTTCAAGCTGGTGTTCCCCGACTCGGGGAGCACCACCTGGTCGTTCACCGCGCTGGTCACCGCATTTGAGCCGGCCGAGCCAACGGACGACAAGCTGGCGGCCAGCGTGACGCTGAAACTGACCGGCAAGCCAACACTGACCTAATCCTAGGGAGGGGGGAATGGCCCTGCTATCGCGGGAGCAGATCCTGGAGGCACCGGACCTGCCCTATGAGGATGTCGATGTGCCTGAGTGGGGCGGGACCGTGCGGGTGCGCGGCCTCACGGGTGCGGAGCGGGATCAATTCGAGGCCGCTATCCTGGAGCGCCAGCGGGATGGCCGGCTCCGCGTGCGGATGGAGAATATCCGCGCCCGCCTGGTCGCCCTCGCCTGCGTGGATGAGGAGGGCGAGAGGCTCTTCTCGGAGCAGGATGTGGCGGCGCTGGGGCGGAAATCGGCGGTGGCCCTCCAGCGGGTGTTCGAGGTCGCCCAGCGGCTGAGCGGCCTCGCCCCCCAGGACCTGGAGGAGCTGGCAAAAAACTCCGGGAGCGCCCGGAGAGGCGCTTCTACTTCCGCCTAGCGCTGGCGCTGGGGATGCCCGTGGGGGAGCTCCTGGCGCGGATCAGCAGCCGGGAGCTCACGGAATGGATGGCCTACTGGCGGCTGGAGCCCTGGGGGGAGCCCCGGGCCGATCTGCGGGCGGCCATCATCGCAGCGACGGTGGCCAACACGGCCCGCGATCCCCGGCGCAAGCCGCGGCCATTCAAGCCCGCCGACTTCCTGCCCCGATTCGAGCGGCGGCGGCAGAGCTGGCAGGAGCAGCTCCGCTACATCGAATGGCTCAACGCCGCCCTGGGCGGCCGGGACCTCCGCCCCGGCCGCGATGATCCCCATCAACGATGACCACCATAGCAACGCTCGTTGTGAAGCTGACCGCCGACGCCGGCGACTTCCACGCCGAGATGGATCGCGCCGCCTCGCGGACGAAGCGGCTCCTGGGGGGGCTGCAATCGCTGGGGCGGACGGCGATCATCGGCGGGATGGCCGCCGCTTCCTCGGCCGTGGCCGGATTCGGGGCCGTGGCGGCGGCGACGCTGCCGCTGGCCAGCGAATTCCAGGATTCGCTGACGGAGCTGGAGATCGCCGCGCGGGGCTCCGGCCTCTCGCTGCAGGAGCTGCACGATGCGGCCCTGGCCGTCGGGGCCGATACTCAGCTGGTCGGTGTCTCCGCCTCGGGCGCGGCCGAGGCGATGGTCGGCCTCTACAAGGCCGGCTTGTCCACTACGGAAATCTTCGGCGATCTCCAGGGCTATCTGGCCGGCACGGCGGAGCTGGGCGGGGCGCTGCGGGCCTCGATTGATCTGGCCGCCGCGACAGAGCTGGATATGGTGGAAGCCTCCGAGCTGGCCGCGACGGCCCTGTCCACGTTCGGGGGGGGGCTGGAGTCGGCCGAGGAGCGGGCGGCCTTCGTCACCCGGGCCCTGGACAACATGGTGCGCGCGGCCGATGCCAGCGTGGCCGACGTCTCCGACCTCGCCGAGGCCCTCAAAAACGTGGGGCCGGTGGCCGCGGCAATGGGGATGAGCATCGAGGAGACCAACAACGCCCTGGCGATCCTGAGCACGCGGGGGATCCGGGGGGCGGAGGCGGGCACGATGCTCAAATCTATGCTGGCCAATATGCGGCGGCCGACGAAAGATGTGACGGCCGCCTGGCAGGCCCTGGGCATTTCCCTCTATGATGCCGAGGGGCGATTCCGGGGGCTCCCCACGGTGCTGGCCGATCTGGAGCAGGCCCTGAGCTCACTGACGCAGCAGGAGCGGGAGCAATACATCCAGAGGATCGCCGGCACCTACGGGATGGTGGCGATGACGACGCTCCTGGAGGAGGGGGCGGAGGGCTGGGAGGCGATGGCCCAGGCGACGGCGCAAGCGGCCGGGATCCAGGATCAGGCGGCGGCGAAATCGGCCACCTTGAGCGGGCGGATGGAGGCGCTGGAGGGCACGATCGAATCCATCCGCATCCGCATCGGGGAGGCGCTGATCCCGGCGGCGACGCGGCTGGTGGATGCCCTCAGCGGCATCGCCGAGAAGGCCGGGCCGGCCCTGGAGCGATTCCTGGCCGGGCTGGAGCCGCTGATGGAGCGGGCGGCGGAGGCGGCGGCCCAATTCATCGAGGCGCTGCTGGCGGGGGAGGATCCAATCCTGGCGATCCAGGAGGCCCTCCAGGCGATGGGACTGGGGGAGATCGCCGATTGGATCGGCGATCTGGCCGCCCGGGTCGAGGAGCTGATCGCCATCGCCCGGCCCTATGCGGAGCAGATCATTGCGTGGGTGTCCAGCCACGTCGAGCTGCGGGATGTGCTGATGGGGCTGGCGCTGGCGATCGGCAGCGTGATCGTGCCCGCCGTCGCCTCGCTGCTGGCGCCGATCCTATCGCTGGCAGCGACGGCCGGCATCCTGATCGGCGTGATCGCGGCCGTGCGCTCGGCCTGGGAGTCGGATTGGGGCGGGATCCGCTCGGCCCTGGAGGGATTCTGGGCGATGGCCCAGCCGGCGCTGGCCTCGCTGGCGGGCTGGCTCCAGGAGAAGATCCCCCAGGCGGCGGCGGCGCTGAGCTCATTCTGGCAGGGCACGCTCCAGCCGGCGCTCCAGGCGGGGGCGGCCTGGATCCAGGCCAATCTCCTCCCCATTCTCTCCTCGCTGGCGAGCTGGCTCCAGGAGAAGCTGCCGCCGGCGATCCAGGCGGCAGCGAACTTCTGGCAGAACACGCTCTACCCGGCCATCGTCGTCGTCGCGAATTTCCTCACGGGCACCCTGATCCCCTACATCCTCAGCGTGGCCAATCTGCTGGAGGCGGAGCTGAGCGCGGCGATCCGCATCGCGGCCGCGCTCTGGGAGAATCGGCTCTATCCGGCCATCCAGAAAATCTGGGGATTCATCCAGGAGCACCTGATCCCCATCCTGCAATCGCTGGCCGGCCTGCTGGAGGGGCCGCTCTCGGCGGCGGCCGGCATCGCCCAGGCGGCCCTGGATGCGTTTCTGGGGCTGGCTAAAAGCCTGGCGAATGAGCTCCAGAGACTCACGGATTGGATCAATCGGATGGCGGAGAAAATCCGAAGCATGCCGATCCCCGATTGGGCCATCCCCGGCTCCCCGCCCCCCCTGGCCCAGGGGCTGATGATGATCGGGGAGGCGATGCGGGATCTATCGGGGGTCGAAGTGCCGGCGCTGCGGCGGCAGATGGGGCTGCTGGCCACCCCGGCCCCGCAAATCTCGGTCGGCGGGGATACCTACCACGTTTCCGTGTCAGACGAGGCCACGGCGGCGCTCCTGATGGCAATGGCGGAGGAGAGGCAGCGGGAGCGGCTGAGCCGATTTATGGGGGGCTAGCGGATGGCGGAGATCCTGCGGATCGTAATGGAGCGGCCGGAGGGAGGCTCGGAGACGATTGATCTCCTCTCCGGCGCGCTGCATCTGGAGATGGATGGCTGGGAGATGCTGGAGCCGGAGATGCGCCGGCCTCGGCCATTCGGGGGACCACCCCTGCCCTATGAGCCGATCCGGGAGCGATTCATCCTGATAGGGGAGGGGGATCGGGAGCAGATCCGGGCCAGGATCCGGCAGATTGATCGGGCCCTGGAGCTCCTGCGACAGAGGCGCAGCGACAACTGGAATCAATGGCAGATATGGCTGGAGGCCTGGACCGAGGGGGAGGGCGATGATGGGCTCGATCCGCCGACGCCATTCCCCAGGCGGGCCTATCTGATTGATGGCAGCGCCGCCCGATTCCCTGCCCGCCAAGGAACCTTCTCACCGCTGCTCCATCGGCAGGCGGAGCGGATGATCCTGATCCTGGCCCGGATGCCATTTTGGGAGAGCTACGCCCAGCAGCAGGTCTACAATCCGAGCCAGGCGAATGCGCCATACAATCCCGGCCCATCGCTATGGGGCGGGATGCACAATCTGAGCACGATCCCCGGCACGGCGCCGGCCCGGATCGAGCGGATCAGAATGATCAATGACGAATCCAATACCGGCAATCTCAACGAGCTATGGTGCGGGATTTGGACCGACCATACCCGAACGAGCCCCAACTTTGACCCAATCCTCGAACTGGAGAACGGGGCGCCGGGCACCGATACCGCATCCCAGGCGTCCTCGACGGCGAGTGGCGGCTACGCGATGCGCACCGACTTCGCCACCACGACATCGGAGGCGATGCGGGTGCAATTCCGGATCTCCCAGGCGGCCGGCGACACTGCGGCCTATTTCGGGCGCTACCTGCTCCTGCTCCGAGCCCGATGCAGCGACAGCGCCACGCAGGCCGTGGCCAGGATGCGCTACGGCGACCTCAATAGCAGCTCCCGAATCTACGGGAGCTACGTGGAGATCTCCGGCGTGGATTGGCGGCTCTACGAGATGGGGGAGATCGGGCTGCCCCCGGGCCGCATTCCGCTATCCAGCTATGATCCCTCCCAGGTGGCCATCGAGCTGCTCGCGGAGCGGACGGCCGGCTCCGGGGCGCTCGAATGGGATGCAATCCTCATGATGCCCAGCCAGCACATGATCCATCTCTGGGATCTCGATCTCCGCCCTAGGGGCGGAGGATATGCGCCGTCGGCGACCGTAGAGACGCTGCCCGATGGGAGCACCACGGCCCGGCACATCCGAGGACCGGCCGGATCCAGCGCCCCGGACTACGCGACGGCCCTCGATGCCCGCCAGTGGTGGCTGCCCACGGAGCATTCGCTGAAATTGGTGTTCGCCGGCCAGCGGGCCGGCCTGCACGATCTCAATGATGCTATTGATCTAGAATTTTTCTATCGCCATCGCTGGCGCTCCTACAAGGATCCCAATTATCCCTGATAGATGCGATGATTGAGCCCATCTCCCTCCGCCTGCTGAATCGCCAGGGCAAATTCGCCCTGGATCTCTCCCCATATCTGGATCGCTGGGAGCGATCCATCCGCCTCCAGGGCGGATTCTGGATCGGCTCCCTCCAGATGGAGGGAGACACGACGCAGCTCAGCGATCTCCACTACTCCATCCTGGGCTGGGAGATCGAGGAACGGGCCGGCGGGGAGACGACCTGGGAGGGGATCATCTATGAGATGGATCTGGCGGCGGCCGGCGGCACCCGCCGCCTCTCCCTGGATTATCTGGCCAACGCCGTGAAGGCCGCCTACATAGATGAATCGAATGTGGCCGGAGAGACGGGCTGGGCAACGGATGATAGGAGCATCGGCCTCTATGGCAGGAAGGAGGAGATCATCACGCTGGATAATGCCTCGACGACGAATGCCGAGGCCCTCCGAGACGCCTACCTGCTCCAGAATGCCTGGCCGTGGCCGCGCCCGGTCCGGGTAGGCGGCCGGCAGGGGCCGGCCGCCCTGACCATCCGGGCCTGCGGGTGGGTGTTTACGGCCAATTGGCGCTACACGACAACGGATGATGGGGGCACCGGCCCCATCTCCGATTGGATCCGCTCCATCGTGGCCACGGATTGCGAATTCATCTCGGAGGGGAAAATCGAGAGCAATTCACTCCAGATCAAACGGGCCCTCTCCGTGCCTACGCGGGCCTGGGATCTGATGCTCCAATTGGCCGAGCTGGGGGATGGATCGTGGCCCTGGAGGATCTGGGTAGATGTGGGCCGGCGCCTCTACTATCGCCGGCTGGACACCTCCCCCAGCTACCTCCTGCGGGAGGACGGGATCCACGATCTGGGCGGGGGGCATCAGGCCGTGTTGCCGTATCGTGCCCGGCCCGGCATACTACGCGACGCCGTGTACCCCGTGCGGAGGGGCGGCCCGGCCAATCCATTCCTGCAGGACGGCCGGGATCTGCTGATCGAGGAGGTTCAGGTGCGGGGGGGGGAGCTGATCCTCAAGCCGGCCGATTTCGATCCCCTGGAGGTGGCTCTATGAGGCGGCGATCCCTGGGCGGGCGGAATGCGGAGCTAGATGCCATCCGGCTCCGTGTGCTGCTGAATCAGGTGGCCCAGCCTCAGACACCCGTGGACCACGGGAGCCTGCAGGGGCTGGGGGACGATGACCACACGCAATACGTACACGTTTCCGTGGCGCGTACTGTCTCCGCCCAACACACATTCAATCCCTCGGCGGCCGGCGCGCCATTCCTCCTGGGAGCCAATGCCCAGGGGCAATTGGTAGCCGGCTTCAATGCCGATCAATTGGATGGCTACGAGGGAGCGGATTTCGCCCTGGCCGGGCACAACCACGATCACGGGGGATTGCAGGGGCTGGGGGACGACGATCACACGCAATACGTACACGTTTCCGTGGGGCGCACCATCTCTGCCCAGCACACATTCAATCCCTCGGCGGCCGGCGCGCCATTCCTCCTAGGAGCCAATGCCCAGGGGCAATTGGTGGCCGGATTCAACGCCGATCAATTGGATGGCTACGAGGGAGCGGATTTCGCCCTAGTCAGCCGCCAGATCATCGCCGGGGCGGGGCTGTCGGGGGGGGGCGATCTCTCGGCGGATCGCACGCTGGCGGTCCAGGTCGGCCCCTGGATGGGAATAGCCAATGATCGCGTGCAGTGGGAGCCGTCTCAGTTCCTGGCCGTCCCGGGTGGCTCCGGGAGGCCGGAGACCGCCTCGTCCCTGGCAGGCGCGATCTCCATCGTGCAGGATGGCGGGGTGGTTCTGGTGCCGCCATCCACATCGCCCCTCCAGGGGGGGGTGGCCTCGGGGATTGATAAATCATTCAGCATCATCGGGATCGGCGGGCCGCTGGCTTGCCGGGTGGATCGGCCCAGCATCGAAATCAATTCGGCCTCGGCGCGGCAGGTGGCTATCGTGGGCGTGGGATTCGAGGGGAGCGGGGCGAATACGCCGGCGCTAAGCCTGAAGAACACCGGCACCTACGGCCCCGAATGGCGGCTATGGAACTGCTACATCCATAGCACGGCCACCGGGGCAGGGGGGATTGAAATCACATTCCCCGGCACGGCGATCCTCTACGGATGCGAAATCTACGCCGCCGACGGGAACGGGCTCGCGACGATAGGGAGCGGAGCGCCCTCGATGATCCATCTCTATGGCTGCAGGATCAGGGCCACCGGCAGCTCATCCATCATCGGGATCGCGCTGGGCTACAACACAGGGGCGGAGATCAGGGTATTTGGGGGAAGCGTCGAGGGGGGGAGCTACTCGCTCCAGGCCGATGGGGGCACGATCAGCCTATCGGGCATCCCCTATTGCCCCCAGGGATTCCAGGAGCTCAATGGGGGGAATGTGAGGGGGCGCTATCTGGATTCCCTATGGAACGAGCAGGTGGCATAAAAAAGGCCCCCGCCCGGGGGCCTGTTCGCGCGCAAACAACGGGGGGGCCTCATCGAGGCCCCCCTTTCATTCCTCGTCGCCCTCCGGGGGCACGCGGAATAGCCCCCGGAGGCAGCGATGGCACAGGATCAGAGACGAATCCGGCTCATCGGGATAGATCTCCGGCTCCCCGCCGTAGGCGGGGCCGAAGATGGCGATGGCATAGGCGGGCCTCCCACAGCGATCGCAGGCGGCCCCCTCCCGATCCAGGGGGATGAATCCCCAGGGGGCCCATCCTACGGGCTCGAGGAGGCCAGCCTGGCGGGCCAAAGCGGCGATGGCCCGCCTAATCGTTTCCACCAGCGACCAGCCGTTTTGGTTGGCCAGCCGGAGGAGGAGGGAATCCGTTTGCGCGTCTAGGGAGAAGGTGCGCTTCATTTTATAACACCCCCTCCCAGCCGCAGGCGCACACGGCGCGCCGGCCGCTGGCCAGGCCGGGATGGGTGCAGTGGATCGGGCACCCGTAGGTGTCGGCCTCGACCCCACCATTGGTGGGGATGGGCCGGCAGGTGCACCCATCCTGCCGGAACCAACGGCACACCCCCACCACCTCCTCCGTGCCCCCTGGAGGGCACTCATTGAGCGTCCATCCGGTGCCGATAGTCCGATAGCGGCGGGCGCGGGCGCGGTCCTCCCGCACCCAGATGATGCGGGGGCCGTTAGGCACCTGGTAATAGGTGCCTGGTCCTGTCCATTCAATGAACTCATCAAGCCCAATCATCCTCATCTCATCCTCTCCTTTCGCTAGCCCCCGGTCCGGGCGGCTTTGGGATACACCAGCCTGACGTACTCTCCCCCGATCTTCGCGCGCCAGGCGAAGGCGGCGGCTTCCTGGTGAAGGTTCACGCCGGCCCTCCACGCCCGCCATCCCCGCCGGAACGCGCCCTCCACGTAGAGGCGGAGATGGGAGAATTCCGCCACGATGATCCCCGCGTTCGTGAGATCGTACAGCCATACCCGGCGCGGGAGATTGACCCTGGCTTCTACCTCGTATGCCTCCCTCCCGGCGGGATACTGTATGCTCCCCTGTACCTCCGCGGCGGGGATGGGCTCCAGGTAGATGTCAATCCATCCGAACCTCCACCGCCGCGCGTGGGTCGCGGCGAGGAGCGTCAGGAAGGCCCGATGCTCCTCCTCGGATCCCCGCTTCATGGGGATCCACTTCTCCTCCTCCTCGTCCTGAGCGATGTTCCGCTCTATGGTTCCCGATGGGGGGAGGCGCAGGCCCAGGAACCGGAATACCACATCGTGGTATTCCTTCAAGAATACCTCCCAGAACACGTCATTCATCATTCCCTCCTTGCCCGGGGGGCGGGGGCGGCTTTCCCCTCCGAGGGGAGGCCGGGGGGGCAGCGGGCCGGTGCAGCCCCTCTGTCGGCCGGCCTCCCCTCGGAGAGGGGGGAGGGGCGGCGAGAGCAAGCGCCCCTCCCCGAGGACCTACTCGATCTCCCTAATCTCTAGGATCTGGCGTAATCGCGGCTCAACGCTCTCCAGGACAACCACCTCGCATCCAGGCACGGTCACCACCTCGCCTCCAGGCAGGCTGACCCTCCGGGATCGCCAGAGCAGATGGGTGTGCATGGTGGGCCGGTGCCGGCACCCCTTGGGGCATTCCTGGATCTCCCCGTGGCCGCTGAGGCGGGCCCTGATGTCAATGATTCGCCCTCTCCTCCCCTGTCTCTCCTCAATCGTCGAGATCGGGGAGGCGTCGGCAAGGTCGGGGCGGTACGTGAACCACTCCCCATCATTTCTGATCCACCACTGCCCTAGGAACAGTCCCACTGCGCACTCTCCTTTCGCTAGCCCCCGGCCCTGGCGGGCGGGGGCGGCTTCCCCTCCGAGGGGAGGCCGGGGGGGCGGCGGGCCGGTGCGGCCCCTCTGTCGGCCGGCCTCCCCTCGGAGAGGGGGGAGGGGCGGCGAGAGCAGCGCCCCTCCCCGAGGGGGGGGCTACAGCCCCCACTCCTGCTTGATGCTCTCTTTCATCCGCCACCCGAATTCCCGCTTGCAGCGGATCCACGATTTCTGATTGACATCCCAAATCGCCTGGCCTGCGTTCCGTGGGCCAACCTCGGTGAAATAGATTCGGTGATGGTTGCCCTTCCTCCATTCCCGTGCCCGCACTAGGATGTTCCCGATTCTCGCTTCTTGCTTCATCCCTCTTTCCTCCTTGGCTCATCTTAGATGATTCGCTCCCACCATGCCTGGGCATTCAGCTCATCGGCCCAGGCGTAGAAATGCGTTGAGTTACCGTCATCGAACTCGTATGCCTCGACCCCCTCGAGGTGCACGGCGACAACAACATCACCGTAGAGGAGAGCCTCCTCGACATCATCGGTCAAGTAGACAACCCCTCCCTCCTCGAGGGGAGTCCGGGAGATCGTGAATTCGGTTATGGGGCTCCCCCTAAATCCCTCTGCCTGAATGCATTCCCAGGCGTTTTCTGTCGTTCCGTGGTATAGGGTTTTCATATCCCTCTCTCCGTCTCTCCGTCTGTGTTTTCCGTCCGCCTTACGCCCCATATTATACAGGATAATGCCATATTTGTCAAGCCCCCAAACCTTAAAAATCCGGCATTCGCCGGATTTTTAACCAATTTCTAACCATTCTCTAACCTTCGATCTCCCCCAGCCAGAAGTGGTGGGGAGGGATGTTGGGGGCGCCGACGACCCGCACCCCCTGGACCTCAATCTCCGGGCGGTCCAGGTGGGCGGCATTGATGTAGCAGATGTCGGGGGGGCGGCCGAATTTGCCCCGATAGCGCCGGGCGGCGGCCAGCACCTTCTCCCGCAGATTGCGGTCCCGGCGGCTGTCCACCCACATCCATCCGGCGCGGATCAACATGGCCATTCATCCTCCCTCCCCGGCCAGGATTGCCTGGATCCTGGCCACGATCTCGAGGGCCCGCCTGGCAGGGGCCGGATTGGGGCCGCATTGCCAGGCGGGATCCCAGCCATCAGGCCCCTCGGCTGCGATCTCCCCCCAGATCCGCTCCAGGCAGAGGATGGCCTCCCGCCCGAAAAATTCCGCCGCGTCCTCATAGCGGATGCCGGCGGCTGCGGCGGCTGCCTCATCCTCCGGGCGATCGCCGATCATCAGCGCCTCCTCGGCCGGGCAGCCGAAATCCCGCAGGGCCTGCAGGATCATCCCCGGCTCGGGCTTGCGCCAATCCCGATTCCAGCGGGGATCCTGCCAGCTGTACGGCGGGAGCGGCCCCCATCGGCCATCTCTGGAGCAATATGAGAATGCCGCATAGATCCTGAGCTCCCGCTGCCGGAGAGCTAGGATCTGCTCGGCGATGTGTCGCAGTCGGGTCTCCGCCTGCTCGGGGGTGGGGAGGCCGGATGGATTGCCCCATCCCTCGGCCTCCATCCAGTAGCGGAGGCCGACACCGCCCTGGTTACTGGCCAGGGCGACGCCGACCTCGGCCGGGAGCCGGGCGAAGAATGGGGCTCGGGCAGGCAGGAGATCCTCCTTGAATGAAGGCACCAGCGTGCCGTCAACGTCGAAGATCAAGAGCGTTGGCCACTCCAGCACTATTACTACTCCTCCTTCCCCCCGGCCCTGGTCGGGGATCGCGATGGATTCGTCGTAGTAGTAGCGCCCTCCTGGAGGGCACCGCGCACGATGTCGTGGGCCCGCCCACCGGCGTAGCCGAAAAGAGCAAGCTCGATCTGGCGCATGCTCATCCCCGTCGCCCGCATTTCGCGGATGCGGGCGACGATCTCACCATCCGCCGCAGCTCGCCCCTCCCGGCGGGGAGAGGCGTTCCTGGGGCCGCCCTGCCCGGCGAGGGCAGCCTGAATCTGCTCGAGGCTGATCCAGGGGGCCTGGATTTTGATCAAGCCCCGGCCCGGGATGGCGGCCAGGGCCCGGCCGGGCACATCCTCCAGCCGCTCGGCCCCCGACTGGCCCAAGAGTACCTGGCTCTGGCTGGCCGACAGCGCTTTGAACTGAACCCGGGTCGCCAATTGATTGCGAATCGCCGGGTCCAGGCTCCTGGCCCGCCAATCCTGGCCGGCCAGGACCATCCAGAGCCCGTATTTCCGCCCTCGGAGGGCGACCCGGCGCATTGCTCTCTCGATCTCCCGATTGCCCAGTAGGGCCGTGCCCTCGTCCACGAGGGCAATGATGGGGCGGAGCCGCTGCTCTGCCCGGGCCCGGGCATTGTAGGCGGCCAGGCTGTCGGTGCCCGGGTGGGAGGCGAATGCCTCCCGCCGCCGATCCAGCTCCTCATTTAGCTCCTGGAGGAGGGCCAGGGCCTCCTCCTCCGATTCGGCCATTGGGTAGAGGAGCCGATCGGATTGGGAGAAGGGGGCCAGCGTAGCCCCCTCCAAATCAATGAGGAGGAGATCTGGTTGCTCCTCGGCCAGGATGAGCTGGTAGCCGAGCGCCCGGAGGAAGGCGCTTTTACCCCAGCCGCTGCTGCCGCCCACAGCCACGTGGACGAGCCGCTGCATATCCCCCCGGATGATCTCCGGGGAGCCATCCTCCTCCCGGATGCTGATCCCCAGGATCAGCCGAGATAGGCTGGGGCGGCCCTCCAGCAGGCCGAGGAGAGGCACCCGCGACGGCCAGGGGGGAGGGGGGCTCTCCGGCTCTTCGGCAGGGGCGAGGGAGATCGGCGCCGCTCCTCCGCCGCCGGGCTGGGCCAGGATGGGGGGATGGCGATGGATGGCGGAGGCGATCTGCAGGAGCTGGGCCATCATCGTAGCCCGCCCCTGCGCACGCTCCGCGCCCGGCGGGATGACGGGGATCACGGCGATCTGTCCGGCGCGATCCAGGGAGGCATAGATGGTCGTGCCGGTGATCTGCCGATTGGGATCGTGGATGATCCACCCGCCTGCGACGCGGAGGCGGATCAGGGGGAATTGCCCATCCGGGCCGGGGCGGATCTCCCCTGCCCGGCGATAGGCGTAGGCGACGCCGGCCCAGGCCAGGCCGGCCAGGCCGGCCAGGGCGATGGCGCCGGCTGCTACCTCGCCGGCTCGGCGCCAGGGCTCCATCGCGGCCCGATGGGCCAGCTCGGCCCGGGCCGCCTCGTTTTCTATTCGGGCCCGCTCCCGCAGCTCATCTCGGATGATGATCTGGCGGACCCCGCCGGCAATCTGCCACCCTCCGAAGAGGGCCAGGAACAGGATTAGGCCAATGGATATGGACAAACTCCTATCCCGCATCGAACGCCTCTTGACTTTCCGGCCCCATTGGGCTACAATGGGGCCGCCCATTATGTTCCTCTCTCCGTCCGGCCGCCCGGATCCCGGGCGGCCGGACCTTCATTCAATAACCTCGATCCCATCCCCATTGCGGCGGATGCGCCCCTGCCGCTCCAAATCCCGGAGATACTCATACATCGTGCTCCGGCTCCGGCCAATGGCCTGAGCCAGATAAGCGGCCGGCAGTCCGGGATCCTGGCGAAGCAGGTCCAGGAGGCGCTCCTGGGCCTCCCGCCTGGATAGATCCCGCATTTGCTGGAGTTTTTCCCTGGCTGCCTCGATGGGATAAGGGAATCCGGCCCCGTCCTGGGGGCGGCCGGCGGCCTCTGCATCGGCCATCTTTCGCTCGGCGGCCCGCTGCCGCCGGATGCGCTGCCGCTCGGCGGCCCGGACATCCGATCCCACGATCTCGGACATCGCGAATACGATGATGGAGATCAGGCCGGTGGCCATCAGGCCGATCCCGGCCTGGATCGGATCAAGGCCGGCGATCCCCTCCAGGGAGATGAGGGCTCCCTCGGCGGCCTGGAATCCCTCGGCCACGTTCGCCACGGCCGAGACAATGACCGTGGCGACCAGAACGAACACGAAAAACGCGGGATTCTGGCCGCTCCTGCGGACCTCGCCGATCCGCAGGGATAGAGAGACGATGGCGATCTCGATCCCGGCGGCTGCGGCATAGCCGAGCCACCAGGGATTGATGTAGCGGGCCAGCAGCCCGCCCGTGTGGATGGCCGTGTACGAGAGCAGCAGGAGCAGGCTAATCCAGCCTGCGAGCATCTGAATCTGTGTCCGTCTCATCGCCTATCCTCCTAAATTCAATCCTGAGATCTACTATTATCCCCATCTGATCAGAGCCAATGGGTATAATGCCGATAATGTCGGAGATGACTCCCATTAGCCTCTGGCGAAGGGAATCCGCATCCATATCTGGTGATGGGAGCAAATCGGGGGATGTGTGCAGCGTGGGATGGGAGTAGATCTCCCGGGCCTTTTCCCAGGCCAGCACATTCAGGAGCCAGGCTAATCCCCTGTGCTCCCGCTCCTCCTCGTACCTGGCTAGGATGCTAAGGAGATCTGCGATTTTGCTCCTGGCCTCATCCTTCCTCGCAAGAAGGCCTCGATATGTCTCCCAATCATCCTCAATCCAATCAAGGATTTCCCATTCGTTCATCTCGTCCTTCTCCCCTCGGCTCCGGACAATCTATCAGCCTGAAGTTGCCTTGCTCATCCTGGAGGATGAGCGTCGGCCGCCCCTCTCCCAGAGCCCGCGTCTTGGCCTCTGAGGCTTCTCGGAAGGTTTCGTAGGTCCTCTCAGTAAGAGGGTGAGTTCTCATTTCTTCCTTCTCCTTTGTTGGTCTTATTCTTTTTCTTATTCGGGTAGCCCCGGGCTACCCCCCCCCTAGCCCCGGGCTACCCCCCCCCTAGCCCCGGGCTACCCCTCTTCGCGTAGCTGATCGGCCTGCTCCAGGAGGGAAGAGATGGGAATCTGCTCCCACGCCTCCTCATCCAGCTCCGCCTGGCGGAGCCAGCGGGCGTGGGCCTCCTGGAGCCCGGCGGGGAGGCGAGCGACCTGCTCCGGCGTTAGGAGGGGGAGCACCTCACGGACATAGAATCTATAGCGCCCGTGAGAATCCTGCTTCCAGCGCAGGATCCCCTCGTCCCGGAGCACTTCCATCCATCCCCTCTGCCAGTAGCGGCGGCCATCCCGCCGCCGCTCCCGCCCGATGAGCTGCTGGCGAGAGCAGCCGAGGGTGGCCGCCAATGTGGCGATGCTGGGGGTGGCCGGGCCTCCGCCCCAGCCATAGGAGCGGAGGATCAGCCAGAGCAGCCAGGGCCCCCGCCCTAGGAGAGGGAGCCAGAACCTGATAGCATAGTGGGGAGTAGCGACCCAGCCCCGGCGGGCCGGGTCGAATTCAACGAGTTCGACGTCAATCTCCGTCCGCGGGTCGCCCACCGCCTCCTGGGCGAATCCGCTCCCCCCGACCGGCTCCTCACGCACGATGATCTCGGAGAAGCCGGCCTCCTGGGCGGCCTGGCGAATGCGTAGATTCCGTTCTGCCAGCAATTCGAAGCTCAGGGGATCGCCCGGGTAGGCCAGGAGGATCAGATGATCCTCCTCGGCCTGTAGGCGGTTGTGGAGGTGGACGGCCAGATGAGGGGCGCTGTATCTGATTATCTGTAGGAAATGCTGGAGCCGCCTATCCACAGCTGCCCCTCCATGCCCGGACAGCCCGCTTCCTGAATTTCTCCAGGGCCGCCAGGGTGATCCATCCTGGCGTAACGACCCTGTAGACCTTCCAGAGGATCTCGGGGCCCTGGGCGATGTAGTAGCCCAGGTCGCCCCACTCCTCTGCTGCTGCCGCCCAGTCGCGGCGGGCGACGGCGGCGAGGAATTCCAGGAATTCTCCCCGCTTCCATCCGATCTGGGGGGAGCCGGGGCGGGAGCGATCCCGCTGCTCCTGGATGATGAGCTTCCGCAGGGCCACCAGCGGCCCTGCGGGCTGATCGCCCCGGGAGCGGGCGATCAGATAGGCGCAGGCCCGCAGGGCGGCGCGGTCGTCGCCGTGGATGATGGCATTGTCTATTGCTCTGATGTGCCTCATTTGCGTCTCTCTCCTTCGGTGGCCTCGGCCGCCGAGCGCCCGTAGGTCTCCAGCTGGTCCCGCACCTTGGCGATCTCGGTGTGGGGGGCGTAGATGCGCCGTGTCGTCGAGATGTCGGCGTGGCCTAGGTAGGTCTGCAGCACGTCCAGGTCCATCCCCTCGTGGAGCAGTTGCTGGGCCCGGTAGTGGCGGAAGTCGTGGGGCGAGGTGCCCCGGTAGAGCCCCAGGGCTTTGGCCGCGTCCTTGACGATGCGCCACAGGGTCCAGCGGCTCAGAGGCTTTCCCGCACCGCGACCGTGGGAGATGAAGAGGGCCGGGTGGTTGTCCTCCCGCTCCCGCAGGTAGTCGGCGATGGCCCGCTGGGCCTCCGGCGTCAGGAGGATGATGCGCTCCTTGCCCCCTTTGCCCTCGATGCGCACTTCCCGCTTGCGCCCGTCCAGGACCATCTCCCGGGTGAGGGAGGCGACCTCGCTGACCCGGGCTGCCGATGCATAGAGGGTATGCACCACCGCCCTCGCCCGCAGGATGATCAGCCGCCTCTGCCGGGCCCGCCATCCGTCGGGCTCCGGCAGGGGCAGGCTGTCGTAGTAGGTGACGATGCGGGGCAGCCCTGGGTCGGGATCGTGAGCGGTGGCTCGGGGGCCACGGAAGCGGCCTCGGGCGGCCCGGAGGCGGTTCTGAGCCTTGCCCAGGTGGAAGCCGGGGGCCAGACGGTCGTGGGCGTCCAGCCAGACCAGGAAGCGTTGGACACCGGCCAGGTAGGTCTGGATGGTGGCAGGGCTGTAGCGGCGCTTCTGGACCATCCACTCGTGGAAGGCGACCAAGAGATCGTCGCGGAAGCCGATGACGGGGATGGGGTGGGGGAGGGGGGGCGGGAGGTAGTCGGTCTCGGCGATGAACTCGGCCAGCCGCTTGAGGGCGTGGCCGTACCCCTCCCGCGTCCTAGGGCTGGCCTCGGCCAGCCCTAGGAGAAACTCCTCCCGCCCCTCTATCGGCGGCGGCCGTACCACCGCCGATCTGCCCATCCCTCGAGGCCCAGGGCCTCTATGATCCGCCAGTAGATGCTCCATTTCAGCTGGAGCATCCTCCGTGTCGCCCACCACCACCAGACCCGGATCCTATTCATTCCCATTGCCCATCCCCAGCTCGGCGGCCACGATCGGGGCCGCCAGGGCCCCGGCGATCGCGGCCACGGCGCATTGCCCAAAATCATCGTTCCACCAGGCGCAGCGATCCCGGTGGTGCTCCTTACATAATAGCGATTATGTGGGAAAGCTCCTCAGAACAGGTCCGCCAACTGCCGCTCCTCCCAAGTCGCGGCGAGGATAGTGCGGCCGTTGAACACGTAGTAGTGGGCGGCCGGCCGCCCGTAGAGCCGGCCGCTATAGCCCGTCCTGAAGACCTGTCCCTTGGGGATCAGGGCGACCATCTGCCGCCCGCTCCCCATCCGGCCGGCCATCCCTTGGGCGATCCGACCCTCGACTATGACCCTGCCGGGGAACGGCAGGAATCCGGCGGGGTAGATGTTGTCGGGGTGGATGTCCTTCTCTTCCGCATAGCGGAGGGCAAGGGCGTAGGAGGGGAACTGCCGATACCAGGACCTTCGGGGCGTGCCTACCTCGTAGGTTCCATCCCGGTCGCCGGTGTGTTCGTTCGACCCCCGGTAGCCGATGGGGGTCTGAAGAACAACGATCGCCTGTTCGTCGCTGGTCGCCGCCCGGACGGCAACCAACTTGGGGCGGCCCGACCGGGTGGTGGTGAGCCGGGCAGCGAGGATCCGATCGCCCGGCTCTGCGCCGGCGACCGGAAGCACGCCCAGCTCCCGGCCCCGGCCGGCCTCGCCGACGATGATGGCCGGGATCTCGATGTTGGCGCCCTTGAGGCGGAATGAGGACACCCGGGCGCCATCCTCGACCTCGCCGGCCGAAACTGTGAAGATGCGGTAGCTATCCATCCCCTTCCTCCTGCGGTAGATATGACAACAACCAACTCTCAATGATCCGCCTGGCCCGCTCTGGATCCGCTTTTGGGATCCAGATGCTCTTTTGCACGATCGCTTTGGCGATCAGATCGGGCCAGGCGGGATCCACGCCTGCCTCCATTGAATCCAGGGCCGCCCGGGCCGCTTTGGTATCCAGAGCGGCCAGGATCGCCAAATTGCCCTCCCTGGCGCGGATGGCGTCGGCGATCCGCCGGGTGGCCTCATCCTGGAGCCGGCGGATCTCCCGGCGAATCTTCCGCTTTTTGCCGGCCTCCTCGGCCTCTCCGGTGCATAGGCAGCCGCCCCGGCGCCGGCACACCCACATCGCGCCGGGGAACTCCTCCGGCCCCAGCACCATCGAACCCATCCAGAACCGGGGAGCCAGATGGAGATGTTCGCATTGGGAGGCGATGGCCTTCTCCAGGCCTCCCGTTTGATCTGGGTAGAAGAAACGGAAAGAGGCCTGATACTTGATCTCTTCGGCCTCCCCATAGGGGATGGCCGGGAATCCCAATGCCTGGGAGGCCAGGCCGGTTTGAGAATCCTTCCAGATCTCCTCTTTCTCCTCCCAGCAGCGCAGATCGCTGCATAGATTGCCCTGCCGGCTGAGCCGGCGAGGGCAATCCCGGCAGACGGGGGAGTGGATCTCCCCCTCCCCCTCAATGGGCTCATCCCAGGGAAAGGGGGCCTGATCGAGCGGCTTAGCCACTTGGTTCCGGATCCGGGAGGCGATCTCCCGGATCTGATCGGAGGGGAGGCCCTCATCCAGGGCCGCCTCCAACCTGGCCATTAGCCAGGCCGGTGCCCGCTTCCGGGCCTCCTCAGGGAGGCCATAGACAGGCTGGGCGGCCTGGGCCTGCCGCTCCGACAGGCGGCCGGCGGCCAGCCGCTCCCGGATTGGCTCCGGGAGGCCTAGAAGCCTCAGCTTGTTGGCCACTGTTGCCCGGGCCAGGCCCAGGCGCTCGGCTACTTGGGCCTGGGACCAGCCGAAATCCTCCATCATCTTTTTAATGGCCTGGGCCTCCTCCAGCGGCGAGAGATCCCGCCGCTGGGCATTCTCGGCCCAGCCGGCGATGGCCACCTCCTCATCGGAGAGGAGGAGCACATCCACCGGCATGGCCCAGTATTCCTCCCGCCCCTCCATATGGAGGCGGAGGAAGGCGGCGAGCCTGGAGTGGCCGTAGGCGAGCTGCACGACGGCCCCTCGCTCGAGTTGCCGATGGGCCCAAGAGGGAACGACAACCCCATCCGGGGGGATCAGGCGCTCCCCCCGGCGATCCACTAGGCGGCCGGCGGGCACCTGGAGGAGCCCTTTGGTCTCCGGGCGGGAGACCGCCCGGGCCAGGATGTCGGCCGCCAAGGCAGCGATGTGGTCCTCATCCTCGCCCTGGCGGGCCTGCCAGGGCGAGGGGACGATCTGATCCAGAGGGACGAAGACGATCACGGTTCCTCCTCCCCCGCCCCTGTTTGCGCGCAAACAGGGGCGGCCTCGGAGAACTCAACGCGCTCGTCGCAATCCGGGCAGTGATAGGCCTCCCCATCGGGGGCCAAATCCATGATCCCCAGGGGGAGGCCACAATGGGGGCAGCGATCCGGCTCGGGTTCGGCGGCCGGCGCCTGCCGCCGCCGGCGGGCCTCATCCTCAACGAGGCGCCGGACTATCGCCGAGACAGGCCGATCCTCCTCCCGCGCCCACCGGCGCAGGAGGGCGGCTTGCTCCTCATGAATGCTGATGCTGATCCTAATCATCTCCACCTCCCCGGGACCGGCAACCCCGATGGCTATCGGAGGAGGGGGGTATAGGGGGGATTGCCGGCCCCGGGGAGGCGGGGAGCCCGCCGGCGGGCTCCCCTGGGGAACGATCATCGGGCCTGGCGGGCGGCATCGCGGACATCCTGCAAATCGAGGATCTCCGCGAGGACGAAGCGGGAGCCCTCCCGGCGGAGCCGGACGATGGGCGGGAAATAGCCCATCCGCCCGTGGAGCTCCGCCAGGAGCACGGCGGCTCCCGGCGCATAGCCGGGCGGGTTGATGATGATAGGGGAAGCCTGCCATTTAGTGGGGGAAAAGCCGATGGAGGAGACGATCAGCCGGACCTGAGGGGGAATGGACCTGTTGAGATCAAGCTGGAATGGAACATCTACCACCTTGATCTCGCGTTCGAGGGCAGCGGAGATTTGCTCTCGCTGCTCCTCGGTCATTGGATGGCCAAAATTGAGCAGGGTTGTTGGATCCATTTCTTTCTCCTTCCTCTGTCGCTGGGATAAGGATGTTCCCATTTTATCATACTCCGTAATACCTGTCAAGGCTGAAACCGTGTATCACCGCTTGACATCCAGGGAAAACTCTGCTATACTGGAGCTGCGCCGAGAGCCCGGAGCTCTGAGCAGGCCGCTGTGATGGGATCATCCGGGCTGTCGGCGCATCTCTATTCTCAATCGGATAGGATCGAGCCTGATCAGGGCTCCGGGCTGCCGCCATCTGCCCCACCCCGCGCGGGGCGGATGGCGGCTTGCTATTCCTAGGAGGGAGCCAATGGATGGGAAGCCAATCTGGCGGTCGAAGACATTCTGGTTCAATGTGATCGCGTTGGTCGTCTTCGTGGCCACGCGATTCGGCTACGCCGATTTCACGCCCGATCCCGATCTGATGGCCGCGGCCGCGGCCATCCTCAATATCGTGCTCCGGCTGGTCACCCGGGAGCCCGTCCGCCTGCGCTAGCGTAGATGGATCCTCAGAGCATCCAGCAATACGGCCTGGTGGCCGTCGTCGCCGCCCTGATCTCCATCCTGAGCAATCGGATCCTCCCCTGGGCGCTGCGCAGCGCCGAGCAGAGGGAGGCTCATCGCCGGCAGGAGGAGGCCGAGATGCGGCAGGCGATCATCTCCGCCTATGAGCGATTCATCGCCCAGCAGGCAGAGACGATCCAATTCATCGCCGGGGCGACGGAAGCGCTGCATTCCCTCGAGGAGGCGTTTCAGGAGCAATCGCGGCTGAATGCCCAGGCGCTGGGGGAGATCAGGGAGGGGCTGGCTCAGATCCGCCAGGCATTGCAGGAGGAGATCGGCGATCTCCTCCCCACCGTGCGCGATCTGGCCCGGCGGGTAGCCCTGCTGGAGAGCGCGATCCGAGGGGGGCGCTGATGGGGCGGGATGAATGGCAGCGGGCCGTGCGGGCTATGCGCTCCATCCCGGGGCGCGTGGATGAGGTTCTGCGGCAGATCGGAGAGCTGCGGAAGCTCCATCGGGCCCTGGATGATGTAATTCGGCTTCTAATCCAGCAGGGGGATCTGCTGGAGCAGGATGCGCGGAATCTGGCCCAGATCACGCGCACACTCCGATACTACACGGATGAGCAGCCCATCTCGCGGATCCGGCTGGAGATCCCCTGGCTCTCGCAGATGGGGCCGGGCGCCGGCTACGCCCCCGGGGATTGCGGGGCGGCCACCCTGGCGATGTGGCTCCGCCATCTGGGCCACGATGTGGCCGTGGATGATGTCTCACGGGCCACGGGTCGTCCGCCCGGATTCCGATTTCTGCGCGTAGGCGATCTCATCAGAGCTGCCAGGCAATGGGGGATGGAGCTCTATTGGCGGCGGGGGCTGGGGATGGATGATCTGATCGAGGAGCTGGAGGCGGGGAGACCGGCGATCGCCCTCATCCATTATCCCTCCCTGCCCCAGAATCATCGCTACGATCCCCGCTACCCCTACGGGCATTTCATCCTGATCGCCGGATGCGATCGGGATTCCATCATCTACCACGACCCCTACTGGCCACCCGATTCCGGGCGGGGGGCCTACGAGGAGATCCCACGGGCCGATTTCGAGCGGGCCTGGGCCCGCTCCTATCTGAATGGCAATAGCCCCAATCAGGCATTGAGGATGCGAGCATAGGAGGGAATGATGCGAGGGGAGATCGGATTTGGAGGGAGCCTCTCGGCCGAGCTGATTCCTGGGGCGGAGCCGGCCCCGCTCCTCTGGCGGCTCCGCAATTGGATGCGGCCGGCATTCCTGTGGGGGTGGCTCTGCTATCGGCTGGCCAGTGCCTTCACGGCGATCACGGGGATCCCCACGATCGTCGCCCGGCTGGAGGCCACGCTGATCCGGGCCGATGGCCGCCGGGTGCACTATGGCGTGTTGGGCTACCGCGTGGTGACTGACGCCGGGGTTGCTTTCCTGGTGGACGATTGGGACAACGACGCGACCGACATCACAACGATGAACTACCACGCCTGTGGCACCGATTCCACGGCCGAGGCGGCGACCGACACGGCCCTTGGGGCCGAGGCGACGACGGTGACTGACCGGGTCGCCGGCACCAAGAGCCAGCCGGCCGCGAATCAGCTCCAGACCGTGGGCACGCAGTCGTTCACGGGCACGGCGGCGATCACGGAGCATGGCCTATTCTCCTCGATCACGGAGGGGGCCGGGACGCTCTGGGATCGCTCTGTTTTCGCGGCCATCAATGTGGGAAGCGGCGATTCCATCCAATGGACATACACTTGCACGATCAATAGCGGGGGCTAATGCCATCAAATGCCATCATTCGTGGCCGATGCCGATACCTATCTGGCCCGAGGCAACGACGGACTGGCGGCCGTTTACAATTACGGAGCGGATGAGGAGATCCTGCTTGCCGATCCCTCATTCGCCTATGCCAGGATCGGCTTATTGCATTTCGATCTCTCCGGCATTCCGCCTGGGGCATCGGTGCAGTCGGCCACGCTCTATCTGACACTATCCCGTGATGCACCCACATCTCTGAACCCGATCATCTCCGTCCATCGTGTCCTAAGTGCCAATTGGACCTGGATTGAAGGGACGAAATCGGGATCGCTGGCCGGGAGCGGGGAGCCGTGCTGGAACTACCGAGCCTACAGCTCGACCCGATGGGCCGGGGATGCCGGCGGAGATGGGGGGGCAGATGCGGGGTGCTCGGTCGCCGGCACCGATTATAGCGCCACAGCGGCCGGCACCTCGGAGGGGCTCCAGGGCAAAGTGGCCGGCTACACGACGGCGATCTCTCTGGATCCAAATGAAGTCGAGCTGCTGATCCAGAATAACTATGGGCTGCTCATCAAGCAGGGAGTTATCGCCGTCTTATACATTGCATCGAGGCAGAACACATCCTACTCCGGCCCCACCCTCGAGATCATCTATGGCCAGCAATTCAGCCAGGCCGTCGCCGGGGCTGCATCCCCGGCGGGGGCGTTGGCGAGGCAAGCGGGGATCGGGCTGGCGGGGGCGATCTCCCCGGCGGGAGCCCTGCTCAGGCGGGCGGCCCGGGCGCTGGCTGGAGCCATCAGCCCCTCCGGCCTGGCCTCGGGGATGCGGCTCATCGCGCAGGCGCTGGCTGGGGCCATTGGGCCGGCGGGGGCGCTGGCGAGGCGGGCGAGGATCGGGCTGGCGGGGGCGATCTCCCCGGCGGGAGCCCTGCTCAGGCAGGCGGCCCGGGCACTGGCAGGGGCTATTGGGCCGGCGGGGGCGCTGGCGAGGCGGGCGGGGATTGGGCTGGCGGGGGCGATCTCCCCGGCGGGAGCCCTGCTCATGCGGGCGGCCCGGGCGCTGGCTGGAGCCATCAGCCCCTCCGGCCTGGCCTCGGGGATGCGGCTCATCGCGCAGGCGCTGGCTGGGGCCATTGGGCCGGCGGGGGCGCTGGCGAGGCGGGCGGGGATCGGGCTGGCGGGGGCGATCTCCCCGGCGGGAGCCCTGCTCAGGCAGGCAGCCCGGGCATTGGCCGGGGCCATCGGGCCGGCGGGGGCGCTGGCGAGGCGGGCGGGGATC